TGCCCTGCTGCGCGTACGTCCGCCCCAGCGAGTCCTCGCCGACGAACCCATGCTCCATGCGCAGTGCGTAGGCTGCCGTCCAGCCGACCGTGACCTTGTCCCCGACCTTCATCAGCGCGAACACCAGCGCCGGGTCGCCGCTCTCCGACGTCGGCACGCCCTCGAGTGAGGCCCGCGAGGAGTTGACCAGGAACGCCGTGTCTACCGGCATACGGCCGCCCTGCGCCTTCGGCACGCTGGCGCGCTCGATCACACGCGCGGCCGACCCCTTGAAGATGGCCGCCTCCCGGGCCTTCGCCTTCTCGGTGAAGGCGCGCACCTGGCCGGCGAAGTCTGGCTTAGCCACGCTGTTCCTCCGCCGCGTAGTTGATCCGGTAGGTCTTCGTGCAGCGGCAGCCGATGGTCTCTTCGGCACCGGCGCCGAGGGACGTGTCGCCGGGGAAGCGCAGCAGCGCACCGCTGGGCGACTGGAAGGGCTGCCCGAAGTGCCGTTCCTGCCCGCTCATCTTCCGGTGCGTGTCCCGCGTTCGCTTGTCGCCGGTGGCGCCCCACGTGCCCAGCACGTTCTCCGGCGCGAGGTCCCCGGCCTCGATCGCCTGCCGGTAGCTCTCCTCCCGCGCCGCGTTCATCGCGGTCAGCGACTCGGTCCGCGCGATCATCTCGCCGCGCAGCGCCAGCAGCCGGTCGGCGTACCGGCCGGCGATCCGGTCGATCTGCGCCTCGGTCAGCGGCTTGCCCGACTCCATCGCCTTGCGCACCTGGGCGTCGAACCGCTTGTCGCGCCGCTGCCGGTTGAAGTAGCCCGCCATGCTGGCCGGGTCCGACAACTCGGCGCGCGCGTTCGCCACGAATTGCGCCTGCTGGCTGGTCAGCCCGACCACGCCGCCGGCGCGGCGCCCGCTCTCCCCCACCCGGCCGACGATATCCAGCGCCGTCTGGCGCGGGTTGCGGCCAAGGGCCATGCCCTCGGCAGTGAAGATCCGGATCGCCTGCCGCTGGTCCTGCACGATGTTCGTCACCAGCTGCGACGAGTGCTCCCGAAGCCAACTCTCGGCCTGCGGGTTGGTGATGTCGAAGTTCCACTTGACGGTGAAGCCGCGCGCCGGGCGCCAGGCCGAATGGCTCAGCAGGTGCGACGTGAGCGGCGGGATCTCCCCCGCGGTCAGCATGCCGGTGCGCAGGTACGACGCGCGCACCGCCTCGACCAGAGGCGACAGGCGCGACCCGGTGAAGCCCAGCACGTCCAGCACCGCCTCGGCGCGGCCGGCCTCGATCAGGTCCGCCACCAGCTGCACCGCCGCCTGGTTGCGCACGTCGGCCATCGACCGCAGGAACGCGTCCCGGATCGGCGGCTCAAAGCTCTCGGCCAGCTGCTCGAGCTGGCGGCGGGTCATGCGGCGGGCCATCAGCGGCGCGCCACGTACTCGAATAGGACCCCCAGGCCGCCGGGGTCCAGCGGCTGCAGGTCCACGAACCGGTAGTCGGCGCCGTCGATGCGCAGGACGTCGGTCTTCTGCGGCTCCACCGCGACCGCGGGCGACATGATGCCGACCTTGTCCCCGGCCTCGATGTGCGTGCCCGGCCTGTCGGTGATGCTGTAGCCGATGTCGGCCACCATGCAGGCGTGCTCGACCGGGACCAGCACCGGCGCATGCGGCGGGCCGCTGCGCTCCTGGCGGACCAGCTGCGCTGGCTTGCCCAACCGCCCGATCAGCCGCGTGGCCGTGGCGCGCGCGCGGGCGTAGACCGGCGCCACCATCAGACCACCCGCACGCCGACGCCGCAGCGCCGGAACAGCAGCCCGGCCAGGATCTCGTCGATCGCCGGCACGACCGGGCGATTCGGCAAGGCGCCGCCGGTGGCATAGCTGGTCTCGATCGGGCCCACCTTCTCCCGGGTCACCTGCTCGGCCGCCACGTAGTCCGGCGAAAGGCTGCCCGGCGCCAGAAACTCGCGGTAGGCCGCCTCGAACGCAGCGCGCACCACCTCCGGCGGCACGGTGCCTGGGTCGACCGCGTTGCCGTCACGATCCACCACCCCGAACCGGGGCCAGGCCCGTTCCTGCTCACGCCCCCCGGCGCGGTGGCCGGGGAACGTCGCGGGACAGTCGGCGGCGGTGTAGCGCTGGTCGACGTAGTCGCTCCCGCGCACCAGGGCCGCGGTGCGCGCGTCCTGGTTGCCGTCGACCCAGTCGGCACGCCCACGCGCGGCGTGGTACGCGTCCGCCTCGGTGAGCGTGCCGTAGTGGGTCATGCCGGCGTTACTCCCCGCCCTGCCCGGCGCCGTCGCCGCCGGCTGCCGCGTTCACGGCGTTCGCCGGGTTGGCCGGATTCGCCGGGTCGAGCTTCGCCGCGTCGGCTTTCTGCTGTTCGGCCGCAGCCACGGCGTCGCGCAGCTTCTGCAGTCCGGCGCGCTTGTCGTACCTCACGCCCAGCTCGTCCAGCCGGCCCAGGAGCGCGGCCTTCTCGTCCTCGGTCGACACCTCGGCGCCGCTGACCTCGAGGATGCCGGCGTTCTGCCAGGCCTGCAGGACGGCGTTGTCCTTCAGCTCGTCCCAGTTCTCGACGTTGGTCGCCACTCCGGGCGGCAGCGTGGTGCCGTCCTGCAGGCTGAGCGGGGTGCTGTGCTTGTTGGTGATGGTTGCCATGTTCTCGATCTCCGAATTGGCCCCGGGAGTCACCCCGGGGCCGTGGGGGTCAGATGCCGTCGATGTAGACGACTTCCTTCGGGAGGCGCACGTCCAGGCCGCCGAGGCGCATCACGCCGGGGACGTCCCACCGCAGCGGGCCCGACTGGTACACCGGCAGGAACCGGTGCGGCATCGGCATGTGCAGCTTCAGCACGCGCGCGTCATTGGTGTAGGCGACCATGCGCGTCACGCCGCCGGCGCCGGCCGTCTCCAGGCCACGGATGCCGCGCACCGTCAGCGGCCGACCGGTCGCCGCGGTGTAGACGTTGTTCGCCAGGAACCACTGCAGGATGGTCATGTCGCTGTTGGCGTTCATGGCCACGGTGCTGAGCAGGAAGAACTTGTTCCAGGGCAGCAGCAGGGTGTCGGCGATGGACGTGGTCGCGGTGTCGTTGTGGACCTTCATCAGCGCCGCGTTCATGTCGGCCACGATCTGCACCGGCGTGGCGGTGCTCCAGCTGCCGGTGGTCGCCGCCACCGGGGTGACGCCGGTCGCGTTGAACAGGCCGGTGAAGCCCTTCGCCACATCGCCGTACAGCGCCACGCGGTCCACCAGCTCCTCGGACGCACGGCGCGCGGCCATGGCGTCCTCGTTCGGCAGGTTGATGCCGAGCAGCTGCGCGCGACCGATTTCCTCCCAGCCGTAGCCGTAGCCGATGCCCGCGGTGTGCACCGGGGTCTGGTGCTGGGCGCGGTTCGTGCCGGCCCGGGGGATGTCGTCGGCGTTGCCGTTGATCCAGTCCGCCTTGCCGTACTGGTCGCTCGAGTAGTAGGTCACCGAGGTGGCGAACTCCGAGCCCGAGGTGTCGACCGGGATCAGGGAGCGGTACTGGATGTCCGGGTAGATGGTGCGGTAGACGCCGGGCTCGATGATCGTGGTCTGGGCGACGACGAAGCCGAGCGCCACCTGGGCGTCGAACAGAGGGGTTGCAGCATTCATGCTCTGGGCTCCTTAGCCGAGACGGACGACGGCCAGCTGACCGGTGCCGGTCGTGCTGGTATCGAAGCGGGCGCCATCGATGGCGGTGTTGTTGGTGGACACGTTGGTGAACGTGCCGGTGGCGGTCAGGTAGACGGGGTCACCGGCCGCGACCGCGACCGCAGCCGTCACCCAGACGTCGCCCTTCGTCATCACACGGGCGGACGAACGCTGCGGGAACACGTCCGGCGCGGCCTGGGTGCCGGCCACCGAGCGATCCAGCAGGGTGATGCCGACGAACTTGTTGGTGGCGGTGGCGAAGCCGACGATGCCCTTGTCGGTGGTGCCCTGGGCAACGGCCTTGCCGAAGCCGATGCCCG